GGCTGGTTTTTGATTATTTCTTCTGACATATTGTCACCTCCTAGTGATTTGTTCATTTGAATAGATCGGCTGTTTTGAGGAAACTACCGCCCCATAGGGATTTTTCAACCATTTCAGGCTGAGACTGGAAGATATCGCCGATATCTCCAGACTTTCGGAATGCGGTGTCTGCTTCCACAGCGTCTACTCGTTTTCCAAATTCATTAAACTCATTTGATACTGCTGCAATATCTTTTGCAACTGCTGCAAATGAATCCTTTACTGTATCAACATCTACCTTTGAAGACTTAAGAAGTTCTACTTCTGCTTGCAAAGATTTTACTGTTGACAATAGATCGCTAAAGGCTGATGTTAGATTATTCTTGATTTCTGCAATTGCTTCTACAACCACATCATCTGACTTAGATACATCTGCGTCTGCGTCTGCTACCTTTTCAACTTCTTCTGCAACTGGTGCATCTTCAGTATTTTCTGCAACTGCTTCGTCTGACTTGACAACATCTGCTGTCTCTGTCTCTTCTGCCTTTGCAACTTCTTCAGTAACTTCTTCAACCACGGCATCTGCCTCTGGAGCGACCACAACATCTTCAACTACATCTGTCTTTTCAACTTGTGTTTTTGATTTTGTCATAGGTTGTACCTCCTTGTTAATCTTAGAAGTATTAATGCCTTTAGCACTATCAACTAAGAATTTTATCATTTCTACTTTTTCATTATCCGTTTTTTCAACGAACCCTATATTTTCCATCTGCTCACCAGTTACTGGGCTAACTTCTGATTCATTTTCAGATGATATAACGATGCCATTTTCTTTATCATAAAAAACATTTTCTAGTACTGTTGTATCTGCCTTAATAACATCTATGCCATCAACCTTTTCAACAGATACGATGTTTGCAAATTGATTTGCTGGGGAATCTACAAGACTCAACTCCACTAAATCATAATCTTTGATAATTCTAATTTGTGAGTCTGACTTTTCATCATAGCCATCGTCCCACTTATTCATTCGTCCACCAATAGAAAATCCTGTTAGTGTTCCGTCAAGAACTTTTTCCCAAGTATCCTGTGCGCCCTTTGAGACATATGCAGAAACAAAAACACCCTTATAAAACTTCTTTGATTCTGGATCAAAGTACTTATCTTCTTTAAAGTTTACCATCTTGCCCACTGCTAATGGCTGATGCATTTCACGAATGTTTCCACGGAACTTTGCAAATGCTGCCATTGATGCTTCTGCAGTAACAATGTCCATTTGCTTATCTAGATTGTCAAGTGATGCAAAGCCTGATACAATACGTCTTTCCTTATCAACCTTGCTAAAAGGCATTGATAGACGAAGATTTTCCCCATCTGAATTCCAATGGGCTTTTGATATATTGCTCACCATTATATTATAAACCCCTTTTTATACATATATCACATATTGGACATTCTGGACATTATGGGGTTCTTCGTCCCTCTCCCTTTGGTGCTCTTCCAGCAACTGTGGAAGTGCTGTCAGAATTTCCGTTTGTTCTTTCTGCATCTCTAGACCTTGTTGTTCTTGCTTCTGCTGCAGAGGCTGGACTTAAATCTAGAACATCATCTCCGCCATCTCTTTGTGGCATGTCCAAAATAACTCTTGCTTCGTTAGGAGTCATGATCTGATTTTTTACATATCTTTCAAGAATCTGAGACTGTGCAATCTCATCTGTAAGCGTTAACTCGTTAAACACAAATTCTATAATGTCTGTCTTTTCACGAATAATCTTGTTGATCATTTTTTCTAACTGTCTTTGTGCTGGTCTTGCAACCTGCTCCTTAAAGGTGCGATCCTGTGCAAGTGCTGCTGCAATAGAACCAGAATCGCCACCTCCAAGTTTAGACAATGGCACTTGGTGTGCCACTAGGATGTCATCACGGTTTTGCTTACGATACTCTTTAAATGAGCCGTCCTGTATACCGTCTTCGATGGGCTCCATCTTAAATTCAACCTTATTGTTTTCGCTATCACCTGGAAGTGGAATATATAGCGTTCTGTGAGACTGCCCCCTGAGACTTGTTTGCAAGAATCTAAACATCTTGTCTTCTGCATCTCCAGAAAGTTTCGCACCCTTTAATGTTACAACGTATCGTGGAACTGCTTTGTTTGCAAAATAGTCAATGTTATATTGTGAAGCGAGAGAGTCTCCATGTAGTGAGTTAATGGCCGACATAATGTCTGGCACTCCGTAGAATGTGTTTAGAGGTGAGTACTGCTTGAAGTGAATAATTTCATTTGGTCTTGCATCTGTTGTTAGTGGGTTTTGATTCTTTGCTCCAAAGTTACGGAAGTAAACAATCTTGTTTCCAATGATCTGAACATATCCGTCCTTTAGTCTTCGAACTCGCATTGTTGTTGCTGGGATGTGCCCAACATAACCAATCTCTCCACGAGTTGTTCTGCCAATTTCTAAGTAACCGTTTCCTGTTGACTGAAGATCTGTATAAACCTTTTCCATTGTAGCGGTAAAAGAATCGTCATCATTTAATGACTCTAGCCAATCACGCATCTCGATCTTTGCTCTTTCAATTCTCTTTCGTGCTTTCTGTGTTGCACTATTGTCTTCTGATGCTTCAAGTCTCATCATTGTTCTTGGAGAAACCTTAAACTCATAACCAAGACCAACAATGTTTTCTACCTTGGCATCAATTGCTGCGTGGTTTGCAAATGATGTATCGTAATAGTTTGCTAACTCATAAAGATTCCATGGTGGGGTAATTACGTCAAACATTCCGTAGCCGTTTACATATACTAGACCTGGGTTTATTTCTTTTGACTGTGCTCCATCAATACCGCTTTTTCCAGCCAATGCTGCGGTTGTATATTGTGTGGTTGGCTCAACCATCTTGGTTGACATTCTGCTTGTTCGTCTTTTAAAGTTTGCATCTAGACCATCTAAAGTTTTTAATGTTTCCCAGTTGCCATTGAATGGATCTGACTTTGCAAAAGTATCATCTTTCTTTGCTGCCTCATCAATTCTTGCACCAATTTCGTATAGATTATCTTCCATGATTACTCCTCGTCACCATACAACGCAATTGTATCCTTTGCTGCTTGAACAGCGCCAAGGTCATTTAGATTTGGAATCAGTCCAGACTTCATTCTGTCAACTTGCTCAGAGTACTCTTCTTCAGAAACTCTGGTCAAACCTGGGACAAATACGCATGTGCCGTCTCCTGGGTCTCCATAATACATAGCAGTCTTTTTCAGTTCTGCAATTCTAGAAATATCGTTCTTATCTGAAGGAATGTTTAGGACTGAACCATTTCCATCTGTAAACCACTTACCATTAGCCTTTTTGTACACGTAAAGACCCCAGTCGTAATTCTTTTCAATTACCTGTCGTCTAACATTCTTTACAATTGGCTGACCAGTTTTTGGGTCTATTAGTGAATCCATATCCATAAGTATACCATATCATACTGGATCTTGTACGAATTGGTTCCAGTTGACGTCAGTAAATACAGTATAAGCATATTCTCCAAAAGTAACTGGTCTTTCATCATCCACAATAATCTTGTTTGTTCCAGTATAACTCTTGTAGACGTCTGATGGGTTTACCCCGTAATAACTTGTCTCTGATAAAACCAAAACCTTATTCCAGTTAAAAGATCCACTATCCCAGAACTCCCAGTCCAAACCATAAGATCCAAGTACCTTTACTCTAAACCAAGGTCTTTCTGATATGCTCTGGACCTCTTGTAGATTTGTAGACTGATAATAGGATACGCTATTAAACAGTAGTGGGCCAGTGAGTCTTACAGCCCCTTCAAAAAATGAAAAATTAAGGCTGCTCGAAAAATTAATTCCTAAGAAGCCCCATTCTTGAAGAGTTAGGACTGGCTCTTTTACTATCTTGCCATTCCAATAGAATCCTATTCCGTCTTGAATAAGTCCAGTTCTTGCATCTATTGCATAGATCTTTGCTCTTCTTCCTGTTGGGTCGCTTGCAACCATATAAAACTTTATGTACGAATCTTTGCTTTGTATTTCAAATATTTGAGTTGGTGCATATGGGAAGTAGTCTCCATCAAACCTAACTGCCATTTGCATAGCAATAACCTTAAATCCTTCTGCCCTGCTTGCATTTACAGGAATGGCAAGGCCTCTGTTTACTAGTGGGTCATACTTTCCTTTTAATTGAATTCCGCTTGTCTTGGTCAAATATAGATACGGAGAAGATCCAGTATAAATTGCAAATGGATTGTTCTTTTTAAAGTTATAATAAATTCCAGTTTTTGTATATGGATATATTGGTGTACCAAACCTTGTTCCAATTGGGCTTGCATCAGACTCGTTCAATGCTTGTGAGGCATATGTAAGTTTTTTAATTGCCACATTGTTTGTTTGTGAATCTTTAACATTCATCTCTATATGTGTCACAATAGACAAGTCATTAAAGTCAACCCCAGATGGTGGATAAATAATCATGTTGTCTACAACTTCATACTTTGTTGTCATCCAGTCTGACCCAGGGATTAGAATTCCGTCTCTAGATGGTCTTTCTGTTTTTGTAAAATAAAAATAAGTTTGATTTGCACCTAACTCAGTATACTGAAATGTTACATAAGTTTTTACAACTGCCCCATCTGTATCATATCTATAATCTTTAGATATTTTATTTTTTAAATCTTCATAATCATTATAGCCAGTAAATAAATAGTTATCCAAAGAAGTATACGTTCTCTGAACTGGCACACCATACTCGTTTGCAAGTTCTGCGTATGTCCAACTTTCTGGCTTTGTCTCTATTGCTATTGTTTTAGATGGTATAGGATAGTCAATGTTAAACTGAATAAAGTCAAGATCAAAATACTGATCCCCCCTTTTGTCAAGCACAGACTCTGCAAAATACGTCAAAGGAAGTTGGTCTTCCCAGTATGCGCTTGCAGAGACTGTAAGTTTATATGTCTCAAAAACAACTTCTGGCAAAAGTGTATAACTTGCAATATGGTCTATTAGGAAATCCTCATCAATAATAACCACACCACCTCCAGATATTGCTCCATTTGCTGTATCTGTTAACCCACCTTGTGGTGGCATAGATGTTGTATCTATTCCTCCATCTATATTAATTAACTGATTGTTTTGATAAACAGCAAACAAATCTTCGTTCCATATTGGTACACCTATCTCGTTAAATAAAGATCTAATTTTTTGAAAATTATATGCTGTACATAGTCCAACATTATATATCTTTCCAGTGAATGTTGATGTTCCATTTTTGTCGCCTCCTACATACATTCTAAGATCTGATAAAGATCCAAAAAAGTCTGATGCTGGATTTCCAAATCTTGCAACAAACGCTGGAATATTCAAACCTACATCTACTAACTCTCCTGGCTCAGCAACTAGAGGAGAGTAAATTGTTTCAGAGTTACCTCCATAATTTATAACATAAGATATCTGGTTATTGAGCAACTGTATTAAAAAATAACTACTTGTATTTTCTTTTTCAATTCTAAATAAAGTCTGTACAGAACTAGACTGTTGTGGTAACCTAAAACATCCGTAAAAAGCAGACATTGGGTTATTTATGAAGTCAAAGTTCTTAAAAAATAAATACCCAGAAACTGAGTTCCATGATGAGTTTGGTCTAAAAGAAAAGAAATCTCTTGTATCTGACGATTGAATTTCTTTACAGTCTGAGAAAAGTTCTTCCTCAGTTTTTGATGATAAAACTATTTCTGGAAGTGGATGAGACAACACGGACAAAGACTTGTTTACAACAGATATATTGTCACCAAACCCTTGATTCCATGATCCAATTTTTGGATATGAATAATTTGATGTATAGTCTGCAAATGAATAATCAATAAACATAGATGTTCCGCTATAAGACGTGTTTATGTTTTCTGGAATGTCTACACCTTGACCAAAAACAAATCTTCTTTTTGCAACTGCCGTAGAAACAATATAGGGGTATATCCCAATACAGTCAGCCTCTATAGGATATATATCATCATATGCATAGAACCCTATCCAATCCTGATCTTTTCCATTTTCATCTAGCATAGATGGAAGATCAAGAGACTCAGTTAAATAACTCAAAGATATAACTTCTTGACCATTAATAACAAGAGACGCAGTATCTTTACCAATACGCATATGAACCAGCATTGGTCTTGTCCATTCTCCAACATAGTATGCGCTGTACTCATTACCTATTTTCAAACCTATAGATGGCCCATCAACATATATTCCATCTTCTGATGCAATTGGACCAATAATTCTTTTTCTGCTGTTGCTATATGAATTTATTCTAAGCCATGTTTCAAAAGTATACTGTCTAAACTTTCCAGACTCATTTAAAAGGCCTACTCCAGGAACGATTAAAGACGGATTGCTACCATTAGGATACATTGTCGTAAGACCAGAGGTTCCGTAAACCATAGGGATACCAGAATTTTTTGCCTTAAGCATACTGTCAGAAACTAGATAGTAGGCATCTAGTTCTTGTAGTCCATAGCATTTTGAAACGACTGCCTTTTGTGGTGCAATAGATATTGTTGAAGGAATGTCTATTGGCTCAACTCCAAGTGATGTAGACGAAAACTCTTCTGACCACTGACCAAGACTTATTCCGTTTACTAAGAATACATCTTCTGTTTCTGACCCACCAATAAAGTTAATCTTAAATACCAATCTTAATGGTGTATCGTCTGGTGGAGTATCAAATGTTTCTGATATAAATATCCAATTGCTGTTAATAACTGTGTCATAATTTTTTAAGTGTGTGATATCTTCGCCACTTGTTGTATCTGTATACTGATAACCAATCTCAAAACCAGCGATGTATGCGCTTTGAGAATAAAAATATCCACCTACAGAAAATGTTCTAAGATATTCATTAAAATCTCTCAAGTTCATTATGTCATTACTTATTGCAGTAATAGATGCGGACTCTGACTCTGTTGGTATAGCAGTTATTTTACCAACATAACTATTAATAAATGGTTCATCGACTGACTCTAAATAGTCTTCATGCGTTCCGCCAGTTATTGTCCAATTTGAGAGATCTCTTTGTGACTCCGAAACTAAAGAAATATAATCTACCTGATCATCTAATGCCCAAAGCCCAGTCGGATGCTCAGCAAAGACTTTTTCTGCATATAGGTTTGATGGATTAGACATTATAGGTCTATTTTACCACAGAAGACTACTTGTTTATTTTTATTTCACAGTAGTCTGTTGTGCAGTATGCTTCGCCTTGAGCCTCAAGATTATCCACACCATCGTAAATTGCACCAAAGTCAATATGCTTCAACTTGCCAATATATGATTCATACTCTTCTTCGGTAATCTGAGTATATGGCTGCTGAGGATAAACAGTGTTTCCCATTGGAAGGAATGAGACTGCCTTTAGTTGTCCCTCGTACATATGCAGTGCTGGAACAACATGCTTTGATTCTGTTTCCTTGTCAAATGAAAGAGTTACAGAAACACCATTGTCAGACCAGTACTTCTGAGCAGTTGCAGCAAGAGCAATCTTTTCAAATAGTGTTACATCCTTTTCAGATCTTGGGTGACCTGATTTGATTGGGAAGTAAACTACTGATGTATTTGCTGATACTACGTCATCTTCAATTGTGTACCCTGCTGCTTTGAACAAATGCATCATTGGGTCTGTGTTTCCAAATCGAACTGCACGAAGGAAGAAGTTTCCTCCAGGTCCCCAGTGAACTCCAGGAGTTGCACCAGAAAGAATTGAAACTGATCCTGA